TGATGCGCCAGTCAAAATAAATTACCCGTCTTTGTATATTAGCGGACGCGAAAATTTAGATGACGCTCCTGCTACAGGTTCTGAAGGAACGGCAGTCATTCAATTTCGCGTTATTTCAAAAAGCGAAAGCGACCGCGAAAAAAACGGCTCTTCGATTAAGGAGTCTTCTCTGGAGTTAGAGGTAAAATCTATCGCTTTCGAAAGTTCCCCAAAACCCGTTTCACAAGATGATTCTGAAGATGAAATCGAAGAAGGCCTAAAAAAAGCCGAATCGAAATCTAAAGAAAAACAAAAACCCAAAAAAGAAGAAGAGGAAGACTAACTATATGATGCCAACAGAAATTCCCGTTGAAGACAACCAGGTCAGTCTTACGCTTTCGCGCGAAACTTTCGAGTTGGCGAAAGGATTCATAGCAGGCTTAGGTCAAGCTATCCAAGCCGCCGATGCTCAAATTAAAGCCGAAGAAAAAGCTATGAAAGCCTCGGCTAAAATGGACGAAGTCATGGCGACAGGCCAAGATCTTGCCGGTTTCGGCCAAGAACTTTCAGCTATGTCCGATGCAGGTATGGGCCTGCCGCGAATCTAATGCTTTTGCAATGTTTGTCTACGAAATCATCGATGAAGTCATCGAGATTTTAGGCAGGTGCGATAGACAAAAGGCGCTGCTTAAAATCAGCGATGCTGTACAAGCGCTCCAAGACGAAGGTGACTGGAACGCGAATATAGGAATGCTCGACATCCGAACTTTTTCGGATGGCGCGACGTTGACTCTGCCTAGAGAAGTAGAAACTCCTATGGCCGTCATCGTAGACGGGGTGCCTGTCTTTATGCGCGATGAATTCTACAGGTTTCACTTAAACGGTGACGGGTTGGTAGAAGATCGCGTTGTTCCTTGGGTATGGGACGATTCCGGATTTGTCGGATCTTTCATGGATATAGTTACTCCGGGTCCGGCAATAGCGCAATGCGATCTTATTGCTGATTCCGGAAAACTCATTCGAATTATGGGTTTTGACCAAAATGACCGTCCTTTACGCGATCAACTAGAAGACGGCGAATGGATCGATGGAATTTCCATTCCGCTAGTTCAAAGTTTAGTAGCGCCAACAGTCGCCCCAACAACCTCTATCTACCGCCGCCGTTTTTCAGTCTCGCCTATTACGCGATTTATTTCAACTACTGACCATGAGCTTGTCACAGGCGCATACATGCAGGTTGTTGTAACCTCCGGGTCTGTTCCTACTCCTTTACAAAGCGGCGCGAAATACTATATTCGCGTTTCAGACTTAAAAAGCGTCACGCTTCACAGTTCTAGATTAGATGCTAGAACAGGCCAGAGTCCTATAGAATTAACTACCATCCCGTCATCTTCAACGCTTATATTTTCAGATTTGAGGGCAGTTTCTTCTAGGACCCAATTCCAAACTTCCGGGAATAGCAATCTCTTAGACTTAGACAAGGTCATCTTTATTGGATCACCACTACCCTCTCCGCTAAGCTCTTCGCAAGAGTATTTCGTCAAAGTTAACGGCGCCGACCGTTTTAGGATTTTTAGTTCTTTAGATGACGCGCGAAATGAAAAAAATGTTGTGGATGTTTCTACGCCAGGAACCGGCGTTTCTATCCGGGCGCTAAAAGAGGTTAATCCAGTCACAGCATTTAATTTTAACGTTCGCCATAATTTCCAGACAGGCGACGCGGTAACTGCTTCAAATAGTGGAGGTCAGTTGCCATCACCGCTTATAGCAGGAGTGAATTATTTTATCCGCACGATAAACGCGAATTCATTAACATTGCATGAAACTTTAACGGATGCTACGAGTGGCGCTAAACCTATCTCGTTGACCGATGCCGGAACAGGAACAAGTTCTTTGGTTAAAGTTATTCCTTGCTCGATTGACGCGAATAGCGTCGTTACCACGGTATCACCGCATGGCTTAAATACGCCGCAAGGAAGCGGCGGCGCGGCAACCGCATCTAGGACAAACAACACTGTCACCGGCATATCTATCACAAACGGCGGTAGTGGTTATGAAGCGGCTCCAATAATAACGATTTCAGGCGGCGGCGGAACTGGCGCAACGGCTCAAGCATTCGTTTCAGGCGGAGTCATTAACCAGATTGTGGTTATCACGGGTGGTACAGGTTATGCGACAGACCCAATCATTTCTGTGACTGCCGCGGGCGGAAGTTTCGTTACGTTTACTACGAATGGAACATTTCCATCCCCAGTATCGCAAGGAACTGTGTATCGCGCTGAAAGCCCGATCAACTCCAACGACTTCGTTTTGAATGATACGGTACCTAGAAAAGTAAACATTACGGGGCTAGGTTCTGGACAGTTATTTTTGACGATTAGCAGATCTTTTTCAGTAGGTTTTTTACCTCAGTGGAAAGTTGACGCTACAGCATACGCCACAGGCCAAGAAATTCGTTTTTACAGCCCATCAAATTTACCAACATGCTCCCCAACCATTAACCCAAGTACTATCTATTTTTTACGTAAAACAAGCAATGAATACGTAGAAGTGTATACGACACTAGCTGAAGCGACTAATTTGGCATCCACTACTGGACGAGTTTCTGTTGTAGCACTTGGTTCTGGCACATTGTATTTTTCTTCTCAAAAACCCGTAGTGGCTGTCATACGCGATAACTATTTGGACATCGAGTCCGCTGGTTATTTTTCAAATTTCGCAGATGTTCAATTTCAAACAACGGGTACTCTCCCGTCCCCGTTGGCAACAAATACGAACTATCAGTTAAGTATCGTCGATGGAAAAATAGAAATATACAATACATCAGGTGCTTTGATCACGCTAACGGGTATTGGTAATGGCCAGCATACGCTAAATTTATCTAGAACATTTAGCATTGTAGCGGCTTCGTCGCTTGACATACCTGACCAACAATACTCCGCAGGTGATGCAATTACGGTTTTAACAGAAGGCTTATTGCCGTTACCGCTAAACGCAACTTCCACGTATTACGTTAGACCGACTTCTCCTGACGTTGTTGAGCTTTATAGTACTCAAGCGCAAGCTCAAAATTTGTCTTCTACGACAGGCCGAATTTCATACACAACCATTGGAGAAGGCATAAACCGGATTCTGAAAAACCGCTTGCCGCAAACTATCAAGGTCATCGATAGAGTCGAAAAACCACAAACCGACGGATTTTGTAAAATTTACGCTTGGGATACCGGACGGACTGGGAATTTAGCGTTGCTTTCTGACATGCAGCCGCAAGAAACGACGACGTCATACCGCAGAATTCGGATACAGGAAAACGCCAAGTGGGTGCGCATGAAATATCGACGAAAAAGCGTGCGGCTAACTACTGAAAAAGACTTTATCAATTTAGATTCGAAACTCGCAATTCTCATGATGGTGCAATCTCAAGATTTGTTGATAAAAAGATTTGCGGAAGAATCAGAGCGGTACCGCTTGCTTGCCGTGGAGTATTTAAAGAAACGCAACCGAGCTTTAGAGGGGCCAAGAGCCGCTTCGCTACAAATTAACGCCGAAATCATGTCTAGGCCAGATGACTGGCTTGAATAATCATGCGCTCGCCAAATATCGAAGCTGGCCAGCTTATCAAGGTCGACGCAGGATGGGTCAATGGCATGAACTCAGTACGCCATCCTTGGCTATTGCGCGAAGGTCAGTATCGCCGTGGAACAAATGTCGTTAACCGTGGCGGCGTTATCCAAACACGCCCAGGTTTTGCGATGCGGCTTATTCTTCCTGAGGGTAATTTACAAGGAATGGCGCATTTTCGCGTCACGAAAAACAACTCGAATGTCGATTTTCTCGTATTTGCCGTAGACGGCAATATCTACCGCGCACCTTTTCCGCTTGCGCAACCTAGAGATTGGGATGCATTTCGCATAAAAGAATTAAAATTTAGCGCCAGCGCTAAGATGGTTTATTTCTGTGACTGCGAGAAAACAGTTCAAACTTTAGAAGATCAGACAATACGGATAGTGCCTACCTACAATGTCTTAGTTATTCAAGATGGAGTCACTGCCGCGGGATACTGGGATGGTGAAATTGCTGAGCACGTTAAAGAATCGGCGCCGGACTTAAGCGTCCCGAGAGGAAGTTGGATGGCTTTTTCCGGCGGCCGGCTTTGGGTTGCGCGAGATAAACTTGTCATTGCTTCAGATTTACTCGACCCTTTAACATTCAAAGAACGAACTGAAGGTACTGGGCGCGGCGATTTTTCTTTTAGAAAACCTGTTACGGGAATGACCGCTTTCATGGGAAATGACCGAACTGAAGTTTTGGCGGTTTTTACAGAAGAGCGCAGCGAGATTCTTCAGTCTGGAATTAGAAATCGGACGCAGTGGTCTACAGCCGCAAATTTTCAATCGATTTTGTTTCCTAGTACTGGTTGCGTTGCTGGAAGAAGTATTGTGTTTCAAGCAGGTTTGATGTGGTGGTATAGCGACGGCGGTCTCGTAGCATCTGATGCGGTGGCTTCATCTCAATTAACTAGTCAAGTTAATTTTAAAGACGCTGAGATGGCTTTTTCAAAACAGTTTTTGTTTGAAGACCAAAGCGGAGTATGCGGAATAAGTTTTGAAAATTATTTGCTAATGTCCATGCCAGTAGGACAAAGCCTGAACTCAGAAACTTTCGTACTCGACTATGCCACGATGTCAGAGTCTACCTCTGATAAAATTCCTTCGTGGTCTAGTTCATGGACAGGAATCCGACCAATTCAGTGGGTTTCGGCATCGATCAACAACCGTAAACGAGCTTTTGCTGCATCCGTTGACTACACAGCACTTTCAGATGGAAGTCATAACCACGTTTGGGAAGCTTTCATTCCTGAGCGCCAAGATACATTTTTTGAGCTAGATAGTGATTTTACGTTAACAGAATACACCCAGCCGATTTATTGCGAGTTTGAGACGCGAATGCTTGGCGACGGCCAAGACTTAAAAATCTTCCGGTATGCTGAAGTAGATTTGTTAGAATTAGCCGGCGACGTTAATATGCAGATTGATTACCGCGGACGGCGCGGATCTTATAAGTCGATTTTATGCAAGAAAATTATTTCGCCTACTAGTATCGCGACTTCTGGAGCGATAATTTCGGATTCAGAGGCAGCGTCATTAGGAACACTGCGCCGACAACACCGCCGAGTTCTAACTGGAGACTCAGATCCGACTTTTGGCTGCCCGACTTGCGAGTCTGAATACTCTGAAAATATAGATAAGGCTTTTTCATTTTTAATTCGGTGGTGCGGTGAGGCCGGAGTAGAATCTTTGCGCATATTCATGGATGCTATGCCGGAAACTTCTTCTGGAAAGTGTGATTCAGATGAAGCAAGCGTGTGCATTGTTGATGAAATTGGCCAAAACCACGAGTACGAAAGAAGTTCAGACTTTATACCGCTAGAAGATCTTTACCAGGCAACTATTATTCGTGAATTTACGGCATCCGCGACATATACGGCTTCGGATACTTGCGGAGCCGGATCAATCACAGGCCCTATATCAGTTACGGCAATTTCAACCTATACCTCAAAAATTTCGCAAACAGACGCAGAAGAAAAAGCTTTGCAAGCGGCCACGACATCAGCACAAAGCCAAGTGGCTTACCAAAGAAGCTTAAATCCTTGCACTTGGCAGTCGACTCAGTCTTTCACTAAGACTTGCGATTCTAACTTAAATGCACCCGCGCGTAAGACGCTAACCTTTGTTTCTAGCCGTTATGTCGTGGGCGGGGATTTTTGGCTAGACCAAGCGACTTCGCAAGGTAAGATAACCAGTAAAACTATGGATGGCTTTAGGGAGTTAGACTGGGTTGTCCAAAATGGATTTCTTAATACGCCTTCAAACGAGCCTTCGGCAAATACAGTTCGTTGTTTATTTATTCGGGCTGGCACAACTGATAAAATCGTAGTCGCCGGCGTTTTTTCGCAGTACACTAATCAACCCAGAAACAACGTAGCTCAGCTTTTACTCGACGGCGAGATAGATCCATCAGTTTCTTTTGGGCAAGGCGTCCAGTGCGCGTCTATAGCGGGCCCGGCGCAAGTTTTAGCTGGATCAAACTACCCGACGAATAGAGAAATCTCGGTCATTCAATTTCAATCTAATAACATAGTCTTTGGTCAATCTACTCCTTTTGTAGACATACACGATCAAACAGGAGCAGTTAGATTTTGGGCATCAATGTCGGCGACGGCTCAGATCGCTACGGTTTCGGTAAATTCCGTGTCAGGTATTGCAGGAAAGCATTTTGTTCTCGACAGCGGAAGCGGATTAAGCCCGGGCACACGCGTTTACATGGATGACGGCGTCACCCCTATCCCGTTTTGGTCCGGTCCTACGATTTTAGTGTCGATTGGTGTAGAACCGCCTCCATATACTACTTCGGGCGTAGCTGGGCTAATTGCGTCGGCAGTCGACGCGGAAGCTAGTTTTATAGCGACAGTTTCTGGATCTACGGTAACGATAACATCAGCTTCAGCTGGATCCCGCCAGTCTCCAACGACCCCGCATCCCGCAAACTTTGGAATTTCCGTCACACAACCTGGATTTAATGCGCGCACAGCTCCTTCTACGCCGTCTGGAGGAAGACTAGTTAGCGTATCCACTGTACTGGCGGATACCTCTGTAAACTTAAATGCAAAATTCCGTACTGCCATCAATAACGACATTAACTTCGACGCAGTTTCTGCAAACTATCCCCCA